GCTCTTACGCCTTGACTGGCTCGGACATAAGTTTTGCGGTTCAACGTAACTACACCTTCGTTTGTGAAGCCGGTGCTTACTCGCTTGCAGGAACAGACGCCGATCTCGTTCTACTGCGGAATTACATCCTCGCTTGTGAGGCTGGTGGTTACGCGCTAACCGGAACAAACGCAGGCTTGACTTCTGCTCGCACAATGGCGTGCAACGCAGGTTCGTACGCCTTGACTGGCACGAACGCCGACCTATACCGCGCGTTGGTTATGGCGTGCAATTCTGGCAGTTATGCGCTCACGGGCACGGATGCAAGCCTGACATCACACCGCATATTCGCGCTTGGAATGGGGAGTTATGTGCTGGTTGGCACTGCTTGCGGATTGTTCATTCTCTCGCCAACACCGGCTTGTAGAACCGCGACAATCGAATTTGAGAACAGAACATTCGCAATTCCGCACGAGAATAGAACCGCGACAATCGAATTTGAGAACAGAACATTGGAGGTCAAATGTCACTAACATTACAAAACCCATTGAAAGACCCGTCGGCAGTATTAGATTATGTGTTCGACTGGACGGAATGGCTCGCAACCGTCGAAACAATCACCGACCATACCATTACAGCCGATACAGGCATCACGGTTGACAGTTCAACCGAATCAGACGGCAAAGTCACCGTTTGGCTATCAGGCGGCACGGCTGGTATCAATTACAAAGTGGCGTGCCTGATAACAACAACCGCCGGCAGAACAGACGAGCGCACACTCTGGATCAGGGTTGTGGATAGATGAGCGGAACTGTTCTGGCAATAATCAGCGACACTCACATAGGCTCAACCACCGGGCTTGCCACGCCGACTTACAGGCTTCAAACGCGGGATCGTTACCCGCCACCCTCTTTTAACTGCCTATTAATGACCGAAAGATAGGCAGTTTCACCCTATCAGTTGATTTATAACGGAGATTAATGGAGATTCGGCTTCCGATTAGACGGGGTTTTCACCGTCGCGCGCCATCGCTTCGTCAATGATGTTACGGATGGTTTCAGACACGTTGTCGCCTTGCGCCCTTAGCCATGCGATCTGGTCAGGGCGTAGGCTTGCAAAGGTGCGTATCATAGGCACGCCGTAGATTGGTGGGCGACCTATATCTTGGGTTTGTGATGTTTGCTTTTTTCTTGTCATTTCGTGCCTCCTTACTGCAAGTATGGTTTTGGGTTAGCCAGGTGCTGGGCTAACTTTTTCTTGTTGTTTTCGATTTCGCGTATTGTAATGTTGATGGCAATTTGGTTTGTGATGGACTGCAGTCGTACTTCGTCTTTCGCGATCATCGCTTCGTAGTACATTGCGACCCAATCTGTTTTTAGCATTGCTTTGGATATTTCGCCGATGAGTTTGACGTTACTTAGCAACGGCTCGTTATCTCCACCTTTTCCAGCCTCTTCGCCGGTGATGATGTAGCAATGCTTGCCGTATACAAACTCATATTCGCGGATTTGGCGCAGGATACGCCAATCTTCCCAATCCTTGTCGATCTCACAAGCTGACAAACCGGCTTCGGCCTCGCGCCCGTATCTCAGCGAGTAACCGCGTTTTGCATCGTCAGAAAACGAGTTTGACCAGCGCACGTAAACTCTACCTTCAAGGTTTCTGATTTCTTCTACTGTGTTAATTTTCTTTTTCATCTGTTTCTCCTTATCCTTTATTACTTATAGTATACCATATACTATATGTATTTGTCAAGGGTAAAAACAAGCAATTTCCGACCAATTTGCGACCAATTTCCAAACTCGATCCAAATCCGCAATCCAGCATCGCCAGCCAGCCAAAGCCATAGGCAAGCAATCCGAATTTGGCAGTAACTTGCACTATGACGCGCCTGAAAAGCCAAAATGGAAACAGTTGAAAACTGCTTGACGAATTTGTGATTTTACCCTTGACAAACTGTTACAATCTGTTATAATCTTAACTGAAATTAGCAATTTTGTAACAATCGAAAAGGAGTATTATGAAAGAAATCAGATTCACAGTTTTACTAAACGAGAAAGAAAGTCAGATGTTAGACAAACTCACTTATGAGCTGAAATTTGGCGATAACCGATCAGCTTGCGTTAGATACCTGCTCAAAGACGGTTATCAGAGGCACATCGAAGAACCCCAAAAGAAAGGAAAATAATGGAATACCACCGACTTTATCAAATGATGGACTACCAAGCGCGTTGTGAGGCCGAAATGGACTTTGAGCGCACCGGCTGGTGTAAGTGTGAGTGCTGGATGTTCGAGCGCGATGAGGACGGCTGGCACACTTGCTCAATTTGTGGCAACCGGATAAGCGACGAAGAGTTTGACGATCACTTCCCAATCCCATTCTAGAAAGGACACGGACATGGAACAACTATTTGACGCAGTAATCACGATGACAATCCTAAGCGCGGTGGGGCTGGTGGTGCTGGCAGCCACGGCGATATTTGAAGCGTATGAGAGGAACAAGAGATGAAAGAACAAGTTTATAAAGTGCCTTACTGGAACTACCACGGCTGGCGATTGGTGAAAATCACCGGCGTTTATCCCGAACCGAGACGAACGACACGTGTTGGCGTGGTGACTGTAAATGAGCCACACGACCGATTTAGCGTGTTTGACTTTCAGCTTGAGCCGGTCGACGTGGTACAGGTGGACGTGCCTTGCCACGGGCTGGTTTGGCGGATAAAAGAAAAAGAAAGTGCTCCAGAAGACACACTGAAGCACTGCACGAAATGATCCCTATTTCTAGGGCAATCTACTAACGAAAGGATACCACAAAATGACTGAATTAGCAATTTACCAAGAAGGCACAATCATCAAGTCTTACAGCGATGTTGAAAGCGTCGCGAAGGCAATGGTGGCAAGTGGCTTTTTCAATGACGCCACGAAAATATCACAAGCGATCGTCAAGATCATGGCGGGCGCTGAAATCGGCATTGGCCCGTTTGGGTCAATGAACGGCATTCACATTATTCAGGGCAAGCCAGCGTTCGGCGCGAATGTCATGGCAAGCAAGGTCAAGTCGTCCGGACGCTACAACTACCGCGTCACGGAAATGTCAGACACTGTTTGCACCATCGAATTTATGGAGCACTTCAACGGATCTTGGACGGCAATCGGCACTTCAAGTTTCAGCATTGCTGACGCCAAGAAGGCCGGCACAAAGAACTTAGACAAATTCCCACGCAACATGTTATTCGCGCGCGCCATGAGCAACGGCGTTAGATGGTTTTGCCCGGATGTCATGAACGGCAGCACGGTTTACACGCCTGAGGAATTGGGCGCGGATGTTGATGAGGACGGCAACGTCATTGACGGCATTGTGGAGGGCGACTTTCAGGAAGAAGCACCCCTCACGCCAGCCGAGTTGAGCGCCGCCGTGCAGGACACCAGAAGCACACGCGAGCAAATTCAAGCGGAATTGCCTGAACTCACGCTCGAGGAAGCCTGTAAGGCGACTGACAGCAACGGCAAGCCTTACATGAATAACACAGCGCGCGTTGTTGAAAAGATTGTTAGCGCGCTTTGGAAGCAGTTACTCGAGAATCACCTCGAAGCTGACGAACGAGCCGAGGCGCTCACAAAACTGGCGAGCGCGATCGTAATCCTGAAAGCCAAGCAAGACGGCTCATTGAATTAGCCACAAAGGGAGTGGCACTCATGGATCTCCTTTTTCTTACAGCCTCGCCGGTGGCGTTGTAACCGGCAGAAAGGTAACACGAAATGACTGACATCTACACCCAAATTGAAGAGTACAGCCGACTTACCGCAGGCATCAGCGACATCGAAGCGCAAAAGCAGGTACTCATTGAGCGCGTGCTGACACCTGAAATAAAAGACCTGTTAGCTGAAATTGACGCCGAGTTTGACCCGAAAATTGCCGAGCTGAACCAGACGAAAGCCATTCTGGAAGCGCAAATCAAAGCACAAGTACTGGAAGCAGGGCGGACCATCAAGGGCACTTATCACAGCTTCGTATGGTCAAAGCCGCGAGTAAGCTGGGACACGAAAGCGCTGGACGGTTACGCCGCAGCGCATCCCGAAATCGCACAATTCAGGACGGAAGGATCACCAAGCGTGAGCGTTAGGAAGGCATAAAGATGAACCCAAGCGAATATTATAAACGACTGATAGCCAGCATCACCGAAGATGACGTGAGACGCGTTGCCGAGGTGATGACGGAGCATATTGGCGAGGAAAATCGCATCACGCTACAAAACCTAGTGGCGCTCACGAAGCTGAACGAGCGCACGGTTCGCGTCATTCTGAACACGCTTGTGATTGAGTACGGAATACCGATCGGAGCTCAATCAGGACGTGCTGGACGTTGGATCTGTGCCAACAAGCGCGAGTTGGACACGGTGATTGCTGACCTGGAATCCAGGGCGAACGAGACTAAGAATCGCGTCAATGCGCTTAGAGTGGCGACGATACCAAGCGCTCTTTACGATGACGGCATTGAAAGAGGCGATGTAAACGGGTTGAAAGTCGAACGCAAACAGCCGTTCCTGTTTGAGCCGCCAAAACCGCAACCGTGGCAGTTGCAACACGGAGCATGGAAATGAAAAGAATGGAAGCACTGGAAAAGAAGTACCAGAAGATCGCAAGCAAGACCACAAAAGAACTTGACGGTATGAGCATATCAGAACTGATGGCCTTGCGTGGAAACATAATCGGTTGGATGGAGGCTGTAATTGCTGAAAACGGCGCGCGTGGCGTGGTTGAGCTTGACGGCATGGAGCGACTGCCGAGCCTGTACGATATGGCGGCGGTTGAGTTTACGCTTAGGCAGGTAGAGACCGAGATCGCGTGGCGGGAGTTGGGGGAATGATGAAACAGATTAGCGAAAAGGCGAAAGACTTGATTGAGAACCTCAGAAAGTTTGCTGTCCAAGATGAGATTGGTGGACTGATAAACAAGGTTGCTGGTGCAAGGGTGGCGTCGTTTGAACTTGAAGACTACATTGCCAAGCTAGAAGCCGAAAACCGCGCGCTAAGACATGCGCTGGAGTTGCGGGAGTGTGAGGAAGCCGAGCACAAGCCAGACCCGCTCAAAGACGTCCCGTATGTGTCGTTGAGCAACGCAGAGATCGCCGCGATGACGCCTGATCACCCG